ACTGCTTTGGTTGCTGCATTAGCCCCTGTCTTGTTAAGGGCTGTAAACCCTAATGACAAGGCTTTTGGGGTACTTCCAACTGCTTCTGCAGTAGAGGTAGCACTAAGAGGTATTAAAGCAGATCAAATTAAAAAGAGGGCTGCTACAAAGAAATCTGTAAAAAAGTAATAATATAGTAATTAAGGCCATACCAAAAGTGTGGCCTTTTTTATTGACAATTAATATCAAGAACTGTATAATTAATACATGATAAAAAAAATTATAACATTAATAAGTATTTCGTTATTTATTTCTACTACGCCAGCAATGGCAATAGAGGGTGGAGAGCCTGTTTATAATGATCCAAATGCTGTAGCAGTTGGGTTTGATAATCATGGTGGCTGTGGAGGGTTTATGTATACCTCAAGAATATTAATAACCGCTGCACATTGTACTTATGGGGTTAAACTTCCAAGTTTTGAAACATATAAATTATCTGATAATCAAGTTTTTGTTTGGACAGCAGATAAATTTAATAAAGATCCAATTTTATCAACAAAAATTTTTAGGCCAAATAATTTTGTTTGGCAAAGAACTGGAGAATATTGGGGCTATGGGAATGATTTTGCAGTTGTAGTTTTATCAAAACCAATTAAAATAAAAAATAAAATTTCTTTAATTACTAAAGAAGAATTAGATTTATTTGTCAAAAATAAAACAAAAATAACATTAATTGGGTTTGGCAGGCAGTCTAAAGAAGATTTTCGAGGCTACAGAAATGCCAGCAAGGCAACTTTTGAACTTATAAGTCAACAAGAGGCAGATATTACAATTAATGAGTATAGGTCTAAATGGGGTCGTGGGGGCAAGTATGACTATCCAGCACACTTTAAAGTTCCAGTAGGAGCAGTAACCCCTTGTGATGGAGATTCTGGATCTCCTGTTATAATTGAAAATAATGAAAAAAGAATATTTGTGGGGCCTGTATCTTATATGCTAGGATCAACAAACTGTGGAGCAGATCCATTTTGGGGCAACAATGGTGCAGTACAATCTTTTTATCCCGCATATATGTTTGCTAATCTTGTTCAGGATGCTGAAAAATATGTTGAAGAAAAATATACAATAAAGGCTGCTAAAGTTATTACTAAATCAAAAGAAAAGTCAAAGAAAAACAAATGATTAAAATAGTAGTAAACTCTCACCCTAGAACTGGAATTGCTAGACTGTTGGAATATATTAGAATATCTTATAATCGTACAAATAAAAAAGAATATGGAGAATATTCTAATAGAAAAGATTTTCTTTTATGGACACATATTCCCGTTATGTTGTTGTCAAAATTTGACGATATAAAACAAATAACTATTGTTAGAAATCCAGATGATGTAATACCCTCAGTGTGTGATAAATTAGACTCTGGAGTTGGTCTAGATGTTCACGACGGTCAAATAACTTATCATAATACCAATGATAATTTATTTAATACAAAAGAAGATTATATTGCACACACTGTTAATAATGCCTGTATGGAATATCTATCTTATTTAGAAAATACAATAGTAAATTTTAATAATTTGACTGTATTTACTTTTGAAGATATAGTTAATAATATAGATATTGTTATAAATAAAATATCTTCTTATTTTAATGATGATCATATAAAATTTAATAAAGATATGATTTATATTTTGGATAAACAAATTCATAATAAATGGGAAGAAGAAGAAAAACAATTTTTAATTAGGGCAAATAGGGGGCCAAAATCAAATAAACCAGAGTCTTATTATAAATTTAAAGAAGAATTTTTAAAGAATTCTTTACGAGATAAGATGTTAGAAAAATATAAAATGTTAGTTGATATGACTAAAAATCTTTAAATTTTATAAAATATGATAAATTAAATCTAGTATTATTTTTATTTTCTGCAACTCCATGAATATAATAATCATTTCCAGGAAACATGACAAGCATTTTAGGTTTAGGCTTAATGTTTATTTTTTTATCTGGGAAATATAACTCCCCACCATCATAGTTATCATTTAAATAAATCAAACTGGCAAGATGTCCCGTCCAATGAAAGGGCAGGTCTTCTCCAGACTTTCTAATGCTATCTAAATTATTAAAATCAGTATTTGAATATTGGTCGACGGGGGTAACTTCAACAATATCAGTATGCGGTTGCATGCTTGAGCCTTCTGGATGAACAAAAAGACAAACTTCATTGCCATCGTCTATAAAATCTAAACCATATAGTTCTTTTGCTTTTTCTTTTAAAATAATTTTATATTTATTAAAAATTTCAGATATTTCAAAAGGAAGTGGTTGATAAACATGATGGTCTTTAGTTTTAAGTTTAGAATTAATTTCTTTAGTAAAATCTAACAACTTATCAAAAGAGTTTTCATCTAAAAAGTCTTCAATAATTTTAATATTATTTGTATCTGTTCCTATTATTTTTGATATTGGATCTATCATAATATGATTATATCATAAATATAGACCATGATATAATGATATAGTGATTAATTTAAAAATACTAATAACATCTGCCCCAAGATCTGGACATGCTTGGTTTGCTTATTATTTAAAACGAACTTTATATCATAGTAAATTAATAGATATAGGCAATAGTTTAATAGAAAGAAATAATTATCCCCTAATGTTGGATGGAATTTTTAATAATGCTGTTCAAACAACTGTATGGAGAAGGCCAGACCAAGTAATTCCATCAAATGGTACAAAATTTTTAGGAGGGCTTGGAATTAACTATTCACAAGGATTGGTAATGCCAGTAGAATTAGATCAATCTGGAGTTACCATTCCTGGAGTAGTTGATGAACAAATAAGACAATATATGCGATGGGCTGAAGGCTTAAACAATAACTTAAATAACATTGTTCCATTTACTTTTGAGCAAATAACACAAGATCCAGAAATGGTGTGTAATTTTTTTATTAAATATTTTAATTTAAACGATATCAATGTTAATGATTTTAATTTTGATGATTTGTTTAATTCTGCCTATATAGATATTTTTCAACATATAAAAGTTGATAAAAATTATAGTAACGCTATGCCAATAGAGGAAAAACCAGAGGTTTATTATGAAATACAAAAAGAAATGGTCAAGGATAATAAATATCATTTTGCTTTAAGTAAATATGAAGAAACATTAAATAATATAAAGCATAGACAGTCTATTCTTTTTAATAGTTATTAATTCCAAACCTTCTATTATAAGTTCTAATACGATGACAATTGGCACAAACAACTTCACATTTTTCAATTTCTCTAGTTATTGCTTTCCATGAAAACCCATCTCTGATCATTTGAGAAACATTATATTTTTTATCTTTAATATGATCAAAATCTAAAATAATATGATTTTTAATTCCACAGTCTTTGCAGCCAGTATTTTCTTTAATTTGAGCAAGTTTATCTCTAAATTGTTTTTTTTGTCTATGTTCAAGTTCTTTTTTAGTCATAGATAAATGTATTATATCAAACAATTAAGAAGCCTCACGTAGAAATTCAAGCACTTAGGCCCAAGTTATATGAGAGGTAACTATTCCATCCCAAGGTCTACGTGAGGCATGCCAGATATTTATTGTCGCTGTCTCCCCGACAATTATATTATACTACTTGATTTCGATTGTCTTTGGCTTTTTATCTTCTGGAACTATGCGTTCAATGTTAATATTTAACATACCGCAACAAATTTCTGCTCCAGTTACTTCTAGATATTCGCCTAAAGCAAATGTACGAGTAAATTTACGAGAAGCAATTCCTTTATGAACAACCTCTCCTTCTTCTGTATCATTAGTTTCGCCCTTAATAATTAATGTTCCATTATCTACAGAAACATTAAGGTTTTCTTTATCAAGTCCAGCAACAGCCAAAGATAGTTTATATGTATCTTCGTCTACTTTAATAATGTCATATGGCGGATATGCCTGACGTGTTGCTAGATTATGTACTGTATTAAAACGCTCCAATTCACGATTGAAGCCAATAAAAAATGGATCCTGAAAAAGATCCATAGCAAATTTACTTACCATTTTTTTCTCCTTTTTAAGCAAGTTATTTTATACCCCCCATTTGAGCAGGTACATATCTATTATATCATAAGCAGTTAGAGTTCAGTCTACTTTCGGGGACTACAAAAATAGACACTTTGCTATCATCAAAAATAGGATTATCTGTTAATATTTCTTTAACCTTAACAATATTATTAGAAATAATTAATTCTGTATCCATTGAAATGTTAATTCCTATACATATTTCTACATTAATAGAAAAAATTAATATAATATCATTAATAATATCTATTAAAACATTATTTATGTTATTATTTCTAATAATTAAAGACATAAAAGGCCTATCAAAATTATGTAATTTTTTAAATAATTTTAGTCTTTCATCTCTGTCTAACGGGATATATCTTTCAAAAACAAAGCCTTCACAGCATAAGCCACTTAATATGGGGAGTGTAGAAATTATTGAAGGACCAGGAATAGCGGTATGTTTTATTTTATTTGTAATTGCATATCTTGCTATTTTAGTTCCTGGATCAGTAATTCCAGGCATACCCTCTCCAGCAATATAAACAATATTTTCATTTTTTTCAATGTGTTCTTTAATTTTTTGAAATATATTTTCTTCATCTAAACATGGCCACTCTAAAATTGTTTTATTTTTAAATATTTCTTTATCTTTAAAATGACTTTTAACTTGTGTTATGCTTTCCATAATAATAAGATTGCTTTGTTTTATTGCATCTAAAGTTTTACTTGGAATATCCGAAACGTTTCCAATATTAATGCCTGCAAAAATAATTTTTGGTGTCATAATTAATCAATCGATGTCCAATATTCTATATTTTCTACCACTCTATTGGATTTAATACAAACTACAATTAAAACATCTTTATTAAATTCCATATATTTTTTCATAGGGTCTATAACTCCAGAGGCATCTCCATATATTAAATATTCATCATTTCTGGTTAAATTAATTCCAATAAAAATTTGAGTGCCGTTTTTAAATATATCTTCAATTTCTTCTAAAGTTTCTATAATTCGTGTTTTTGATTCTAAAAATACTAAGGTTCTATCTGCAACAGAAGCACTTTTTAATAAAGATTTTTTTTGTTCTAAATCTTTTGGCAAATACCCATAATAATTAAAATTATTTGTATCAAATGTTGATAAAGACAATCCAGTAATTGCCACGTTAGGCCCAGGCAATACAGTAGTAAGTATTTGATTTTTAATAGCCTCTTCAACTATCTCTCTTCCTGGATCAGTTATTGTTGGCATTCCACAATCAGAAACTAAAAGTACTGTTTTGTTATTTTTTAAATAATTAAAAGTTTTATTTTTTGTATCTTCAAATGTATCGTCATATTGTAATTGAATAATTTCTTCGGTATGTTTTAAATTAAGAGAATAGCAAAAATCAATAAAAAATTGTTTATTTTCCGCTACAACCACATCACATGTTTTAATTGCATGAATCATTCTTAAAGATATGTCTTGTGGATTACCAATTGGCATACCACCTAAAATTAAACAGCCATTGCCCATTATTTTTTAATACTTTCAGTATAATTGTCTACAGCAATAAGAATTTGATTTATATATTCTGTATATGGAACATCTAAAATAATATTATCATTATCTATTTTTAATATTTTTATTTCTTTTCCCATATTAAACAGTATATCAGATATAACCAACTCTAATTGACTTCTTATTGTTGACTCTGACATAATATTATTATATCATCATTGTGATATAATAAAAATATGGATTTAACTCTTGATATTATTTCTAAGGCTATAGAAAACAATATGCCTGTGTTTATTCCAAATTATGAAACAGATTTTGAAAAATTAATAAATTGGGAAAATGCTGCACGACATTTTAAAATAGATTTAGAAAAGCCAGATCAAAGCATTAATCATCATTTTCATACCACAAAAGGCTATGCTCATTTTATGGATAACTATAATTTTTATTTAGATCATGTGCATATTATAGAACCAAAAGTTAAACATTTAGCAAAAAAAATACAAGAGGCTCACCCTAAAAAAAGAATTTCTACGGCTACAACTATTGCTACTACAAATAAAGAATTTGGTAGCGAAGGGTATAATCAAATAAAAAAGATTATGTTAGATTATTATACTAATGTTAATCCCAATGCTGCAATGGCACATCATGAGCCAAGCATTCATCATGATGAAACAGATAATTTATATTTACAATGTGTGGGAGAGGTCACTTGGGTGGTAGATAATATAAGTTATAAGATTAAACCAGGAGATGCTATTTTTGTTCCAGCGTTTACTGAACATATAGTACATTTTGATGTTGTTCCACGTATGGCATTAATTATGAATTTTTTAAGCGATAGAGTTGGAACTCCTAGTTTACCAAAGTTTGATGAAGAAACTGGCAAAACATACTACGAGTATAACAAAAAATAATTATTTTGTATATTCTTTTAATTGATCTATAGTAATTAATCCAACATGTCTATACTTAACAACATGGTTTTCATTTGTAAACAATAATGTTGGTACTGATAATACAGACAACTCTTTAGCCATTTCTGGATAATGGTCAACATCGATTACATTGTATTCAATATCTGGATTTCCATTAATAAAAGAAGCAACTATTGGTTTAATTTGTTGACATGGTTTGCACCAATCAGCGGTAAAGTGTAGTATAACCATTTAATTATTATATCATAATAGTTAAATTATGATAATAATACAGAAATGATAGCAAATGAAAATATAAGATAAACTAATAGCATAGTGCTTTGTTTAGACTTTTTATCATCCATTCTGATTCTCCTTATCTGCAAAAGCGTTATATACTCCAGTTTGCAAAGATCTTCTAATAAACTCTTGTTGTCTTTCAAACTTACTATATAATGGTTTATCTTTTAATCTTTTTTTGTTTTTTAAATACCGTTTTTGTTTTCTTTTAGATATATCTTTATTATTTTTTTTCATTTATGTTCCTTCATATGTCTACTTAAGGTGTGACTTGCAAATATACCCCATCTAACTTGTATGGCTTTATTGCACTCAGGGCATATAGCCAATCTATCTGCTACTGTCATATACCCATCATATCAGGTTTTGATTCGTATTGCAAGAATGGTATAATAAAAATATGCAACTAACAGATCAGGCAAAAGATAAAGTAACAGAACTTATTAAAGATAGTCAAATAACTATGCCAGATCATAAATTATTTTTAAGAGTAGCCGTTCAGCCTGGAGGATGTTCTGGCTTGAGATATCAAACCTACTTTGACTATGAGGAAAAAGACGGGGATCAAATAATCTCATATCAATCCTTCAACCTACATATAGATAAAATGTCGTGGCCTTACCTACAAGGCTCCACAATGGATTTTGAAAATACTATCCAGAAACAAGGTTTTACAATAGACAACCCCATGGCTCAAGGCTCCTGTGCTTGCGGTGACAGTTTTCACTAACTTGACAAATTTTAGGTTGTCCTGTAACATAGATAGAATGAGTAAAAGAAATAGGTTTGAACGCAAACTAGACGAGTATAATCATACTATGGAACTTATTAGAACCATTGTACCTGTCTTGGTTCTTACGTTGCAAATAATAATATTATATAAGTTGGTTAAATAATATGACTGAGATGACTAGCGTTGGACAAGACCGTTTAGATCAAGAACCTGAATTAGAGGACGATCAAGAATTTGAATGGGAAAGTGAGGGGGGCAGCGTTGCTAGGCCTCCAATTAAAATAAAGGGTTCGTTGATTGTTTAATCTCCGTCTTGTGGAATTAATGACATTAGAAATTAAAAATTTGGCGACAGAGTTCGGCGCAAAATAGAGGGTTTAAGTTCGGCGAAAAATAGAAAAAGTAAACTAATTTATGCACCTAACGGTGCACTATAGGTTAGTATTTCTTAATAATGCTGAATATAGCATATGAGATTAATAGGGCTAGTGTTAAATTGAAAAGGGTATTCATATTAATATTCTAGCAATATCCAAAAAGGACCTATATCAATAATCAAATTGTATTTGTCAATACTAAAACCAAGGCCAAACCTTTTATTAAATCCAATCCCTATCCAAACCTTATTACTCAAACGCCATTCTTTGTATTTAGGTTCCATATTAATCCTTTAAATTAATTGGGGTATTTTGATCAACACCAGAGGTCATAAAGAAAAAACAGGCCACATAGCCAATAAAGAAACTAAGTAACATAAGTAGTGCAGTCATCATTCTCCCATTATAGCGGACAGTTTTAAGACTTGTCCAGGTCCTATCCTGATCTGTTCATTTAGAGACGTTGTCAGGCTCTACATTTTCGTCTGGCTTTTGTTAAGCATTATAAGTATATCGAAGGCTAAAAGGTTTGTCAAGTAAGAATGGTAGAATATTACTATGCTATCTTCAAACCAATCTATCGAGATTTTGCTATATAAATATGATATGGCAAATAGACAAAAAATAATAGATCGCCTAGCGCCTACGCTTTATCAATTGGCTGAGGGTCATTGCCATCTAACCAAAGAGTTGGTAGATGCTATTCTATCTGACATCAAAAACGCATAACGGCAATTTGGGCGGGTATATAGAAAATGCTATAATATTCCTAGTATGTGCTCTATATGTAACAAACCCCTTATACCGATAGTGTATGGTTTTGTAGGCAAAAAATATCTGGATGCTCATAAGAAAGGTTTGATATTTCTGGTTAGTAGAACATATCACCGAAAGTCTGATCCATTGTCATATTGCCCAGAATGCCATGAATGCTATGATGAGGATGTTCCCTTACCCCCGCTTTTTTAGGCTCTCTAATAGCCTTATATGGCTTGATATGATGGTTTGAGGGTTTGTCATAAGCAAAAAATATATTACTGATAACATTTTTATCTGACTGTGGTGAGTAGTGGAGAATAGTGGTGGGTAATGGAGCGTTTTTATCGTAGGCATCGTAATGTCTTTAGCGCCCAAACCTCCAAACCTTCCTATCCCCAAACCTTCATAGCCCCTTATACCACACATAAAAAGGTTTGTCAAATCCTATAAAAATCCAGGAAAAATTTAAATAAATCGTAAAAAGGTTTGAAAAAGTTTTAAAAAGATTTAAAAACCAGATAAAAAGGTTTGTTATATATAGGGGTTATTTTGTGTCGCTTTGTCGTCCCCGCCTGAAAAAACGGCGGGAGTTAGCAACATGTTTATAGGTTCTAGTAATAGGAGAGAAGGCAAATTGTACGGCATGAATTATTTTCTCTTCAACTTCCCGCTCATGTTGAGATACAGGTTGTCCATGAGATTGTCTTAAATAGTTTTTAGCAAAATGTCTTGGACTCATACTGGAATTATATCATGATATTAAGGTTTGAAAGGTTTGGAAAAAACGGCGGGATCAACCAGAATACATATACTTAAAGTGTATTCTACAAGTATCTATTATCAAACCTTCATAGTCAGATACATATAAAGCATCTCTATTACAGAAATAGCATTTAGTTTGCTTTGGGCATATAAGGTTTGACATATATCGATTATATCAGATAGAAAGGTTTGGGATATAAAGGTTTGATATCGTAATAAAGTTCAGGGATTTTTTGAACAACCTTCTTAATGTCTAAAAATGTAAGGTTTGTCGGCCCGTTACTCTGACTCAGGCTCTTTGTCTAAAATCTCATCTAAAGAAGTAAAACCAGTATCTTCTATTTCTAATGAGGCTAGAAATAAATGCCAAGTCTCATCAATATATACTTCCGCTTTTGGGGATATATCAACTACATCAGTAGAAATAAGATAAGCAAGAGGTAGTCCTATATCATTGTAGTCCATGAAATCTTCAAGCGCCTCATCTTCACGATAGTTCATCCAGAACTCACCTAGTATCTTACATTTATTCTGTAGGTTGGTCAAGATTTTCAACTCCCTCAATTTGCTGTCGTTCTAGTATAGCACTATTAGAAACAACTTGAAACTTAGTGAACATATTTCTTGAAGCAATCCTAGCAATATATTTTCCTATCATGTAGTCATCAAGTTCCCAATGGGATATTAAATCCAAAATACGCTTGGCTACTTTTTCGTTATCAGATTGTCGCATAGAACCTTTCATTATACAAGATTAAAGAGAGATAGGCAAGTAGATAAGGCGACCACCTGCCTATCCCTTGGCGGTATCTAAGGGAGAGGATCCTTAGCACCATGGAATGTAGAGGCATTGCTGCTCTCTACAAGATTAGTGTGATAAGAAATAAAACTATCAATTGAATGCGTTCCCGTTTCATCACTAACAGTATTTTTCTGCAGGTCAATTAATATAGGATGGTCCACAAAATCCATTGACATATTAGGATTACATGCATATAAACCAAACCCCGTTTCATCCATAACGGAATCCTTTAGTAGATGACTGATAGCCATCCGTGTATAGTATTCAGTGTCACCTTTACGTACCGCTGCATGTTGCAGGGCCTGCGCTAGGTCCTTATACATTTCATACTCGCCCCAATGGCTATATAGCGCTACCGCTAAATTTTCTTGTTGTTTAAATATAAATGTGCACCGTGCTCCCATTACTCTTCCTCATTTTTCTCTATTAGATTTGGAACTATTGATAGTTGGTTTTCTATCTCACGATAGATGCTTTCTTCGTCCTCGTTGTCAGTCTCATATTCAAAGTTCATGTAATCTCCAGTTGGTTCAAAGATTACTTCAACTTCCCATTTGGCCATTATTTTACCTCCATAATATCGGTCGCTTCTACTGGCTCCCAGTCTACTGCGTAACTCTCGATACCTAGCGGAAGTTTTTCATGAAAGACCATTTGTTCAGCCTCTTCTATACTACTAGCCTCTAGGTTTGGAATATAGTAGTAAGTAGTTCTTAGTGCCTCTATATTATATTTAGGCATTGTTTCCTCTCTGTCTAGTTTTTACATCAAGTCTAGCAAATCCTAGACTATATGTCAAGGAGTATAAATCTACAAGGGCGTCCTGGTAGCCCTGACTATAAGACTTATCCTCAAACTCTTTGTTTTCCCACTCATACATAAGGTTCTTTAACTCTCCATGCATGATATCTATTAAATCTATACTAGTATCATTTACTGCCTTTAAGGCCTGGGGGGACAAATCACTTGGCTTCATGTCCACATTCCTCCCCTTGATATAGAGCGTATTTGCATGAAGGACAAACTGCTGAATCACAATCCTCGCAGATTGGGAAGTCATCATCAGATGTCTCATCACAGTTATTACATTTTTGTGTATATGAGTTTATCTCAGTGATAAGCCCTTTGTCAAATTGATACTCGCCACCCCAGCCAGATTCTTCCTCATATTCTAAGTTTATTGTTAGGTCAGGGTATTGTTCAGATAGTTTAAGAATAATAGGAACAGGTGGTGACCAAGCGGTATTAATCCTATAAAATAAAGATTCGCTAGATTCCTCTACCAACTCAGTCTCAGGATACTTTTCTCCGTCATGAACAGCAACATCCCACTTAGTGCCCCAGTTAGTTGTATTCCAGTTATACCAAGATTTGTCAACTTTGGCTATCTCTTGTGTATCTTTCCACCAGTCTTTATGACCTACATCCAACTCAGAATTCTTTGGCTGCTTTAGATAATCTTCCTCAGTAATTCCTGCTTGTCTATGATTATAGATATTGTGGAATGCAAATACAGGATTAGAATACATACTTTCTGATAATTCCATTTTACCTGTTGTCTGATTCCATGAATCATGCTTTTGCACGAATGGTCTATTTAGCATACGCTTTACATCCGCAATGAGTTCAGGCTCGCCTGTAATTAGAACACTATTAAAACACCAGTTTGGCATTTTATTTCCTCTCGTTGTTACTTGATACAATTCTAGCAAAAATCTGGGAAAAAAGCAAGTCTTCCGTAATGAAATAAAAAATCTACTTAGGTTCGGCAAATATTTTACTCTTACGTAATGAAATAAAAAATACAATTAGGTCGGCCCCGCTTTTTGAAGGGGAGCAGTTTATACACTTGCTCAGGTGTTGAGATTATTTAAGCAGAAATCTCTAGCGTAGAGTTAACAATAGTTAACAAACGATTTTTTTCTGCATTAGTCATTGGGTCAAAGCCAGAAGCAGCAGATAAAATGCCTTCTTGCTTGCCACGCTTACAAGAACGATACCAGTCTAAACGCTCAGTTAGTGCATTGAAAGCACCCCACGCAGTATTAGCAATCATTCCGTTAAACTCACCAGTGTAAATATCGTTAATCAAATCAACTTTATTTTTCCACTTAGTAGTTGCCAATTTAGAATCTTCTTCAGGCTTAGGATAAGCAGCAAGAATAATATCGTTAAATTGTGTTGCAGTAATCTCCTTTTGTATCATGAGATTTGCTAACTTAGAGAATTCGTCCATATATGCATTAGCCATGCCTAGTGCTTGGCGAGCAACTTGGATTTTACCCTCAGCAGATTGTGTATGGCGAATCTTGAAAGATTGCTTGACACCATCTTTTTTCTTAGTGCGATTAAGTGCAACATTAAGAGTGTTAGCACAAACCACACGAACAGGAGTAACACTTGCTTGAATTGCAACAGAGCCATCATGTGATGTATTGATTAGCAAATAAGTGTTAATCTTATCAGCAACACCATTTGGGTCTAGGATTGTTTCACGCTCAAGAGCAAGAGAGCCAAACACTACACGCCCACCCTTAAGAGAGCCAGCGGTTTCCCATCTTCCACCACCATCAAGAAGATTATCACCAAATGCAAATAGGTCTTCATTTTGTAGTGGAACATAACGCTCACCCACAACACCCAAAACATCAGTTTGTGATTTGTTTGCAGGATTAGTGCGAACAACATATTGATAAGATTTATCACTTGTTAATGTAGATGGGATAATTAAATCCTCTAGTCTAACATTCCAGTTATGCAGATTTGCTAGTTCTAGCATTTGTTTAGTATTGACCTCATCTTGAAAGACAGTGCCAAGACCATGCCACGCAGGTTCACGCAATGACGCAAAACTTGCAACGCCATCAAATGATTCTATTTCATGAGCCATTTTTTTCCTTTCGATTGCTTTTAACTAATCTTATCATTTAATAACATTAAAGTCAACTAAGACTATAATTTGGGGGATCTTAAACACAATCGTAACAAAACGGACATTTCGGGCGGGTCGGCAATTACGAGGGGCCAGTTTTAAACCATGGCCCAGGGTTTACTACAGCGGGAAAGAAGGTAAGCGCTGCAGAGTGTTAGTAAGACTCTTCTAGAGACACATCATCCACAGTAAGATCAGCGTCGTAGTCATATGAACTTAGATCTACATCAATTGTTACATTGCTTAGATCAAAGTCTGCAATTTCTGACAGCGGTACATTAATTGTTCCACTAAATGAAACACTTCCTGTAACTTCAATTTGTTTTATAGGATTAAGTTTGAAGTGATCTGCTAAC